GACTTGCAACAATCGCTACAATTACAGCATTCTTGATTGAATAAGAAAGACCCTTATCTTCAACATCTCCGATAAGTTCTTCTCCAGTTAGAAGCTTGATGATTTTAATATTTGCCATTATTCGAACTCCACAATATAATCATAAACACCACGCGGAACCCAACGATATGGGATCAGCATTTCACGACCGCGAAAATCTTCAAAGTCAATGGTTGGGTCGACTTCATATGACCACATGACCCACTTACCGTCATACTTGCGCTGCGTAAACTCAACTTTATTCATCGTATTCTCCTTATTGTCTATAAACTTTCCAATTAGAAATAGGCATTATTCCATATGCTCTGCCTATTTTTTTCTTGTAAGTTAGGACAAAGTCTCCTGCTATTGATATACGTCTGGGTTTTAGATCATCCAGCGTTTTGACTGGCATATCGGGAGACCCAGAACCAGAACCCGATGTGTAATGATACAGTTTACCCGGAAACATGAACATTTGTCCTTCGACTGGGTTGAAGAACCATGTAGGACTATTCCAAGTATTCCAACTAATTATGTTCGCATTTGACATACCATGAAACAATTCATTTGGTTTATCATGAATTGCAAAATTGACAGGCTTGTCCATTCCTTCTGGAATTTGAATATAATACACAAAAGAAAGATGAGCATCTTGATGATTGTGATATGGTGTATGAAATTCTGTTATGATGTTCAACCAACTTTTCACAAGATTTAAATCAAACTCATCATTTATTTCCATTGTCTTCAAGTACTGAAATGCATTCGAAGCTGCAAAATCAAATAGATCACTTAGCTCATCGTCCAGATGTATGTTGACATTGCCCGTTGTTTCCATTGAGTAGCCATGTTCATTCATATGATGAAAAACACGATTGAAGAAACGATTCTTGAAATCGTCTTTCTTGTCATAGTGAAATTCAGCAACAAGAGTCGGAAACAAAGCGTGTGCAATCATGTTGACAAATCAACATTTCTATTTTTTAGGCACTCGCTTTTTAGCAACTTTAGTTTCATCATCTTTTCCTAGCAACGGATCACGATATATGGTAATCCACATACCACTATTCTTATCAAATTTTGGATTATCTATTATAGTACAATTGTATTTCGTTGTCAACAACTTCGCCATGCTTTTGGCGCCAGTCTCGGAAAAGCTTGAAGTGGTAATTTTATCCATTAGATATCATTGTCAACGTAATAATTATCGTTTTCTTTGATATTGAACGACTTCGTGTTTGGTCTTGAACAAACCCAGAATTCGCTTCTAAATCTATTAGACACATTTCGAATCCATGGGTCTTGACTATTTTGTTTTAGTTCATTCCACCAATGATCGTTCTCGGGATGTTGCAGTGTTCTAACATGACTCGACTTCGTCCACCAAAAATTACCCTTGTAATGTGGTGGATTGTTTCTATAGTCAATGCCTGCTGTGTCATGACTATTCAAAGAATCGACACACGTTTTCCAATTACCAATCACACCCCAATTCATAAATTGTCTCCAGAGATGTCTATTCTTGAATTTGGAAGCAATTCCATATTTTATTAGAGTGTTTGATAGAGCCGTCACGGACTTTGCATGAAGATAGAGAACATTCAAGTCTTCGTTTAGGCAATCGTTATACAATTTAGATATTGTGAGAGTTTCATTCAAGGGCTTGACAACATCTTTTTGCAGATGCTCCCAATCACTTAGCATTTCAAAATCATTATTGTATTTGTTTTCTATAAAAGTCAATTCAATATTAACTGGAAAAGTTTGACACAATCTCTTTAGTCGATCAGCGCGAATATCATTGATCGTGATTGCAGTAATTTTAATTTTATCGACGTTCTTCAACAAGTCCTCTTTTTCCATCATAGTCATTTGATCAACGAATATTGTTGCCCATGAAAAAAGATCATCAAGATACACATGATAATATATTCTATTTGTCATAATTTTTCTCTCTCATCTATATTTGCTTATAGCATCTTTTAATGCCACATCTACGTCACGAATAAGAAATATTTTTTTAAGTTTGGTGTTGTCAAGCACACAGTTTGATCTCGGCGCTTTCATTGCAGATAAGAATTCCGGTTTTGTAAACCATTGTTTATTCAGACCCATCATGTCTGCTATTTCCCGAGTCATCTTACTTCCACCATTTGTAAGATTGTATATTCCGGTTGCGGGTCTATTACTGATAAAATGATAAACTACCTCAGCAACATCATCCACATGACTAAGACTGTTTCTGAAGTCTACAAGCTTGTCATAATTTTTCAATTTGTTTAGAAGATTTTTTGGATGATTCTCGGATCCAAAAGGCATACGAATACGAAGTATATAAGATTTGTTCATATACGGCGCAAGTAATTTTTGCTCTAATGCCTTAGATCCACTATAGAAACTACCATTGTCAAAATTAAAATTGGGCTCATCTTCTTCCGTGAAATCTTTTTCATATCCAGTATATACACAACCACTTGATATGTGAATTATCGGAGTGTTTGGATTTTTTATTTCAAGATTCAATGGCCACAATACGTTTCCTGCGATTGTGTCTTCTTTATATATTTCACACGCATCTACGTTTGGTGATCCTGTATATCCAGCAGCATTTACAATTATCGTTGTATCTTTTGGGACATTTTCAGTATGCTTGATCCAATATGCTGGCATATAACTTTGATACTGCAATTTTTGCCAAATTGCTTGACCAATATAGCCGTGTCCAATTAATGTAATCATGGTTTTACCAATTCCGGATGATGTTGAGGGATTTCTTTACTGATGATTTCGTCAAGACGCTTCTTCTCCATTTCATATGTTCTTTTTCTCAATTCCGAAGAACCGTATATATGTTGTCTCTTATGATAATGCAATTCGATGCCGTTGTCAATACACCATTGCTTGCCTGTAAAATCTCTATTCAAATATTCATCGCTCAGAAATCTAATGTGAATGGTCTGAGTCATCAATAGCTGCAATAGATCAAATTCAGTTTCATACACAAGAATTTCATCAACGTATTTACATGCTTGTAGCTGAACATATCGTTCATAAATGCTTTGAATTGGTTTATTTTTTGATCCGGGTCTATCGATTGTCGGATCAACTTGGAGTGCGACCTTTAGATAGTCACATAACTCTTTTTCCATCTTGAGCATTGTTACGTGACCAGCATGTAACAAATCAAAGCTGCTACAATTAAATCCTATCTTCATGGGTTTTCATCCATTTTATAGTTTCATCTAGTCCCTCTGAGAGACTATAGCGGGGAGACCACTTCAACTCTTTTTTAACAATGTCTATTGACATGGAATATCTAGCATCATGTCCCGGACGATCATTGACATATTCAATCAATGTTTCATCGGCGCCCATTTTCATTAAAATATGACGAACAAGATCAATGTTTCTTATTTCGTTTTCGCCACCAATACAATATCTCTGTTGCATCTCTCCGTTTTGCATTATGAGATATATTGCCTCAACGGCGTCTTTTACATAGATCCAATCGCGCACTTGACTTCCAGTTCCATACACGGGAATTTTTTGATTCTTCATGATCCTAGAAATAGTCAGAGGAATGAACTTCTCTACGTTTTGCCATGGACCATAATTATTTGAAGAATTGATTATGATATATGGCAATTTATATGTGTTGCCATATGCTTCCACAAAGTGTTCGGCAGCAGCTTTACTAGCTGAATATGGATTGCGTGGACAAATGTTAGAATATTCATTGAATTTTCCAGGATACGGAACTTCACCAAATACTTCATCGGTTGATATTTGCACAAATTTTTCTACTTTATACTTTAATGCAAGATCAAGTAGATTGATAGTGCCTATGATATTTGATTGCACAAATGGTGAGCAATCCTTAATCGATCTATCAACATGACTTTCTGCAGCAAAATGAACTATGCAAGAAAATTCATTTTCTTTGAATACTTCTTCAAGATCTTTTTTGTCCGATATATCCACACAATAAGTTGGTATTTTCATTTTATTGATAAGTTCATCCGAGTTACTTGCATAAGTGAACTTGTCAACAACAACGATTTGTGCGTTCGACACATCTGTCATGTATTTGACAAAGTTGATGCCAATAAATCCAGCACCACCCGTCACAAGAATCTTTTTCATTTTATCAATTACCTATAAGTACGAACTAGACTAGCTATATTATTATTTCTTTTGTCAATCAAGTCAAGAACTGACTGATCTTTTTCTTGTTCTTTGTATGGAGCAAACTTTGCACCAAAGAGACTTTGAGTTTTTGCATCAACGTCTGTTAAGTAATATACAGCAAGACTTTTACGCATTTCTCCATCTGGACACTTTAGGGGTTCTGGCAATCCGTGCCAAGAATTTTGAGTAGTGTCAAAAAGAACTGCTCTATTGAATAATGGAGCAACTTTCTTTACACATTCTTTTGGAGCATTTTTTGTCTCGTCATGACTCCAAAATTCAATGTGTCCACCCCACTCTTCTTTCCAATTATCGTTCAAGTATACGATCAAGTTTAGTTTTCTTTGAAGACCGAGTTTTGGATGAATTGCATAATCTAAATGAACGTTTAGTTTTCCATTTGTTGAATGGGTGTGTAGCCCACCACCGTGCAATCCATGATCGACATAAAGAGGATTTATGCCCGTCATCAAAGTCAATTTTTCTGTGAACTTGCGATCAAGAAGTTCGTGAAAGACTTTATAAAAAGAAGATGAGAAATTTGTCCAAGATTGATTTGTTTTCTTTATTTCTATTGGATTGTTATAGTTGATTTTCCAAAAATCATCATTATAGTCTGGATATTCTTTCGCTAGATTTTTCGCAGTTGCTTCATCAAAAAAGTTATCAATTACAACATGATTAAATGGCTGAGAATTACGAAATTCTTTTGCCCTATCTATAAAATCAATGTGATCAAACATTATCAATTTCCTAGTTTAAATCTATGATAGGTAACTTGCTGATCTATCATCATCGAATCATGGCCGAATACTTCACGGGCCATTCTAGGATATATAGTGGTCATGAAAGAATTCAACTCATTCATCGCATCAGTCTTATCGTAGTATGAATCTCTCGGCGGATGATAAATTGATGCGCTATGTATGACATGTGCATGTGACTGTGCGATATCACAATATGCTTTATCAAGACCCCATGCCTGTTCGTAACCAGACCAATTATTCAAGGCCTTGAGTATTCTGGTAAATATGTCAGCTCTAAACACGGGAACGCCGCACTCAAGAAAGTTTGTTTCTGAGAAGTCAATGGATTTATCTTGTGCCAGACACGGATAAAATAGCTCCGAGCCTTCCGCCATAGACAATTGCCACAGACGAAAATCAAAACGACGAGCAATTTCTAGACCGCGATTTAAATTCCAAACGTCTGTAATCTCGTCATCGTCTATGCAACCGACATAGTCATATTTTGAATAATCAAACTGATTGAATACATCACGAACCATTTGCCACTTGTGACCGCGAATATGATAAACATAGTCATATGTGTTCGGATCAGGCTCAAATCCTTCCTTATACACGCAATTGATAATTTCATATGTGCGATCTGGATGCTTTGATCTCCAATGTGCAGTTCTATCATACCTATCGTCGAATTGATCTGGATAATTTCCCGTAGGAACAAAAATAATTGCTTTCTTCACAACTCAATCCTCCATATAATTTCCGTTGGCTGCCATGATACAACCAACATTCATTTTGTCAAATTCTACTAATTTATCTTTTGGAATGTTCAAAAAATGGGCATGTTCTGTGTCTAGACCATAATTGAACATTTCGAAATTTTTCTTTATCACTTCAAGATAATCATCGACAAAGTTGAATGGCCATGAATAGAATCTGGTCTCCAACAAGTGCGTACTATTGCATATTTTTTGCTCTTCCAATGTTCTCCAAGTATTCAATCTCTTCTTGAAAATATATCTGTCTTCAATTGAAGTGTGATCAAGACTATTGAACTTGGGTAGCAAAAAACATCTGCCACCAAGCTTATACATTCTACCCTTTTTGTTTGTAAGATCAAAAAGCTGTTTTGTCTTGATTATCGCATTAAAGAGTAGATAATTTTCTCCCGGACTCTTTAACCATTTGCCATTGAATTCTTGTGCGAGTTGATCATCACTAAAATCCAAAAAAACATCAACGTTATTTTTAAGATTTTCCAATTTTTCTTGAGATAGTTTTATTGCAGAACTATCAATTAGAACTATTAAGTGTTCATCCGTAACTATGTTTTTGATGCTCTTTATTGTTTCAAGAGTTTGTATATACCTGTCTTCATGACTAACGACGCCATAAAATGGTTGTATTGTTGACGGTATGACAAAAATGTTATTCATAACTATTCAGCGTTTCCACAATATAATCAAGATTCTGATTTGTCAACCACCAACCGTTCGGAATGCAAATTTGCGTATTTGTAAATTGAGTCACTCCGGGCAAGTCATTTTCCTTGAACTTGATCGTTGAATCATATAAATCGTTTCTATAATGTACAGGACTAGATGCAATCTTTTTTTCTGTCAAATAATCGACAAATGACTGCTTTCTATCGTTTAGAACATGCATACTAAACAACCAAAACGAATTTGTTTCGTCATAATTTGGTAGAACCAATCTTTCATTTTTCACATTATCAATGATGTACTTTGAATTTTTTCTATGTTTTAGAACAGAATCATTTGCCAGTTCTATGTTAGACATTCCAATAGTTGCGTTTATATCATTCATGTGATATTTGAAACCAGCACGTTTGATATTCTGTGTACATCTAAATGATTCATTTTTTGTTCTATCCAAACCAAACCATCTTAGAAGTTTAGCTTCATTTGTCTTTTCTTCATTTGGGCATATTATAGCACCACCATCGCCTGATGTCAAAAACTTTATGGCTTGAAAGCTATAGCAAATATAATCGCCACGCTCAACATTTGTATCGACAAATGAATCCCAGGTGTGAGCAGCATCTTCGATTACGGGAATGCCAAACGACTTGAGTGTTTTGAAGTCGCAGATTTTCCCAGCCCAATTGACAGCAACTATGGCTTTTGTCTTTTCTGTAATTAGACTTTTTACAGAATTCGGATCAATTAGACCTGTTATTGGATCTATGTCGGCCCATCTTATTCTTGCATTTCTATGCAAGATTCCGATTTGTGATGCAAAACAAGTTTGTGGAGTGGATATGACTTCATCACCATATCCGACGTTGCACAATTCCAAAGACAAGTCTATTGCTGATGTGCATGAGTTTACTGTTACTGGAGTATTTTTACTCTTTAAAGCCTTTTGTAGCTCTTTTTCAAATTCGTCTACCTTAGGCCCCTGTGAAATGTATCCAGAGTGCAATACATTCTTTACAAGATCGCCAACATTTTCAGACATTCTTACTTTAAAGAGAGGTATCATTTCTATACTCCATTGAAATTACTTTGTCTGTTCTTTTGAATTCAACAAAACCCAACTTGTTATACAATTTTTTTGCCACTTTATTTGAAACTAAAACTTCCAATTCTATTTTTTTATTGTGCTTTTTAGCTTCATCTAACAAAAATCTAAAGACATATTCACCAATACCAAAGCCTCTAGATTTTTCCGTCACCCCACCAGTTAGCAAAACAACATCGTCTTCAAGTCTTAAAATGCCAAACCCAACATTATCTATGTCATTCTTTATCAAGAAGAGATTTACTTTGATTCTATCAAGGTTTTTAAACCAAAAACTCTGTTGTTCGGCATCAATATAATCCTTGTTTCGTGTCATGTAGTTTCTGCACTCGTTCCTCAATTCTCTCAAGATTTGTGCATCTTCTTCGGTTTTAATTTCCACTACGCAGAGATTTTCGAGATTCATTTCTTGAACCAATACCAAATATCTTGATTTGCTCTTGAAATCTGATAGCCAATTTCTTGTGCAAATTCATTCACGGCTTGATTGACTTGTTGAATGTTTGTGAAATCATGACCGCAAAAAAGACCGTTTCTTTTTAGCTTTGGCCAATAATTTCGACAGTCCTTTAGAACCTGATCGTATGTATGAATACCATCAACAAAGATGAAGTCCATGCTTTCGTCTTCAAAAACGTTTATAGCATCATCAGACTTCTCTCTAATAAGAACAAATCTTTTATCAAACTTTGAAGTCTTTTCCATCATTACTGGAAATGCATTTGACTCCTGACCCGTAACAAGAACGTTTGACCAATCAACATAATCCATGTATGGATCTATTCCAAATAGTTTCAAAGTCGGCAAGCTAGACAACAAATGTTCGCTGGTGACTCCACAGTCTACTCCGATTTCAATTCCCACCAAGTTCTCTTTATATTCCAACAATTTTGGAATATCTTCACCAGGTAGCCATTTGTTTACATGCGTTACCGCTTGTGCTGCTGTGTCTATTTTAATTATCATGACTTACTCCGAGTTATTATAGTTCGATCCATTCTTGATTTGCCATCGACCAGTCTACTACTTCTTTAATTCTTTCTCTGAGAGAGAATTTGGGAGTCCAACCCAAAGACTTCATGAATTCTCCCGATAGTGCATATCTCAAATCATGACCTGGTCTAGAAGTATGAAAATCGATCATTTCATACTTTAGTTCTTTGTCTTGGCAATTCGCAATATACTTGGCCAATTGCAAGTTATCGATTTCTTCTTTACCAACGATGTTGAACTTAGGACACTTTGCTCCACCGTAGTCTGGAAGATAGACCGAGTTTAGCTGTTCTTCATTTAGATTTAGAAGAAAATAAATGGCATCCGCGACATCTGAACCATGAATATAGAATCTCGATCCAGGAATAGTTTTCGTCTTGTCCGAATGAATGAAGATTGTGTCATTATCGCGCACTTTGCGAATGCACATCGGAATGTATTTTTCGGGATGCTGTCTTGGCCAAATACATTCATCGTGTGTGTGATGAACACAGGAAGTTTGTATGTATTTTCAAAAGCAACAGCAAGTTCTTCGCCACCAGCCTTAGTAGCGGAATACGGATTGCTTGAATTGTATCTTTCTTTCTCGGAGTAATTTACTCCGGCGGGAGCGGGCCCAAAGACCTCGTCTGTCGAAAAGTAGATAAATCTTTTTAGATCTTTTTGCTCTCTAGCAAAATTCAAGATGTTGCAAGTTCCAACAACATTGTCCATTACAAATTCCATAGGATATGTAATAGAACGATCAACGTGACTACTTGCGGCTAGATGAAGAATATAATCAAATTCACCCAGCATGTTCTTTAGCAAAGAATTGATTTCTGCACGAAGATCATGAAAAACGACTTTTACTCTTTTTCTTTCTTCTTTAGGAAAGGAAGAAACTACATTGTCCAGTCGATTTAGATTACCAGAGTAATCCAAACGATCAAGTGATACTATTTCCCAATTTGTTTCTCTTAGCAACAAATCAACAACATGATGACCAATAAATCCTGCACCACCCGTCAAAAGCACTCTTGTCATAATAACCTCACAATTTATGGATTGTCGCCATTCAAGTATATAGAAAAAATTATAGCATAGACACGAAAAATGTCAATGTTTTTTTATATTTATACACCGGTTCATCTATTGTTTATGACTCCCTTGTATACAGTTTTGTCAAACCAGTTTAGGAAAAGTTCCATGTCAAAAAATTTGTTTCGCTTCGTATTTGAAGAAAACATTGGTTGAAAAAACATTTCTTCATATAAATCGTTGTTTTGATCAATCTTCTTTATCGCTTCCAAAAATAGATCGTCATCTTGATAGTCGTTCCAATTCAAGAAAGCTTTGGAGTTGAAATCGCATTCAATTGTTGGACTGCCCCAATAAATCGGAATGGTCTTTGAACACAATGCTTCATACAACTTCTCTGTTGCATATCCCGGATAGCTGCTATTCTCAAAACACAAGTTAAACTTATGATTGTTGAGAAACTTTATTTTTTCCTGTATCCCATCATCACCTCTAGATAAAACGTATCCTATGTTGTTGTATAGAGGACCGCCCGAAGAAACAAACTTATACGAACTCAGTTTGTGAAACCATTGATTTCTTTTTTCAGATCCGGGATTTTTCACAACAAAAGAGCAAAACTTTTTTGGATTCAATAAATCTTCTTTACTACGAGAAATTGTGCTTGTATTTGGTACATCTCTGTAATGATTGTCGTGATCATATATGACATACAGTGGTAGACGAAAATTTCTTCCGTCAAATGTGTCATGCTCAAATGATATCGAATAATGACATTGATAGTTCCATGGTCTTTCATTTTCTCCAGTATAGAATATCTTTATGCAATTCTTGTTATTGTAGTGGACGTTATTGTTTCCAAAATTTCTATCACTAAAAATCAAATAATCTGGATTTTCATCATCTCTTATCACTTGATATTTTTTTGACAATTGATGAATGAAAAAGTTCTCTATGGATTTTATTATGTCTGTAAAACCCAGTCTCAATACATTATTCATGATCAAATCTCCAAATGAGTTATATTTGAGATATTACCCAACCAAAAGACTCTATGATGTTTTTTGGTTCATAATTTTTTACTAATCTATATCTGCAATACAAGTTAACACCATTGCTCATTGATTCGTTTTTAGAATTGCAGAAAGAAACGAACACTTTATTCTGATCTTTGAAATTTTGTTTGGTTTCACAAAAAACAAAGGGTCCAGAATTCTTTCCTATGATTGCATTGCATTTTGTACTAAGATAAGAGATCTCGTTCAAATCACAAGTATTTGAAATTCTATCATTCCATGCTGGATTTACACCCAAAAAGTTTTCTTGATCGTCAATGATATCATCAGTAAACAAAATATTAGATAGATTGTTTTCGAATTTTTTCGTACAGATGAAATCGATGTTGGGATGACTTGATGCAAATGAAGTCACAATTTCTCGCATATCTCCATCAAAAGACTGATTCGACATTGGCTTTCCATTGCATATCAAGATTCTCTTTTGCTGATTTGATTGCAAATACGAATTCACTTTCTCTAAATTGAAAAAGCTATAGTCAATAGTGGGAAGATATTCTTCGCGATCCTCGTGCAATTTCAAGTTTAGTTTGTCAAAAATTATCTTCCAACTTTCATACAAAGTTTCTATATTAATGCCATTATATTGTGGTAGTATATTTCCCCAAACTCCTATCCAAGTATTGATTGCTAATACATCATCATTTTCGTAGAAAACTACATTTTGATCAAGTTCATTTGGAATATTTGTTAATGGGATTTGAAGATCCAGATTGACTTTAGGATGATTAAAATGCCAATATTCATATTGATTATTTGGCAAGAGTTGCTTTATGTGTCTAACAAACTCCTTGTGGGTTACCAAATCACCCCTATGAAAATGATTGAAGAAAATAATTTTCATGAAACACCTTTATATAGCTTTACTGAATCTTCTACAAGAGATTTATTATGAACTATAGCTTCATCTACCATTTTATTAATTGCTTGTACAAACTTGGGTCTTTTCTGCTTGAAGCAAATATCAATTTTTCTTTTGATTTCTGCCAATTCACTATCTGATTTAGCAGCTTGTGCGGCATCTTCAAGCATCCACATTCTAATATGTAGAATGGCTAGTTTTTCTATGACTTCGCCCAAATTATCAGTAGAAACCCACTCGCTTATTTCTGGGATTGTCTTCTTTGATAGTTTTTCTGCTACAGTATTCTCAATGACTTTTTCGAGTGATTCAGCCAACATTTTCATTCACCTCTTCCAATGATTTCAAAAGTAGTTTCATATGTTTTTTGCCAATAAAATGACTATTTCCGATATACACACCTTGATCGTGCAATATATCCACATTTGATATATTCTTTGTTGTTTCCAACTTGTAACTTCTTTCTAACAAAAACGGTTGAGTGAGAAGATTTCCACTAACAATAGGTCTATATTCAATTTGATTTTTCTTGAATACTTTCTTCATTTCATTTGCTATATTTTTATTTTTGCAAATGAAGGGAAAACAAAAACTACTATTACCTTCTTGATATTCGTGGGGATAAAAAAGATTTGAAAACTTATTGATCAAATTTACGTAATCATCGTAGTTGCGTCTTCTCTTTTCTATCATTTTGTCCAAACGTTTCAATTGTGACAATCCCAAAACTGCACAGATTTCGTGATTTCTAAAATTGTATCCATCAGTCATGAATAAAAAAGTCGATTCGATATTCTTGTATTTTTCCGCATACTCTTTACTATTCATTGACTCTCTGGCCATTCCATGACTTCTTTTCATACGCATGATGTCATACAACTCTGTATTATTTGTAGAAATCATACCACCTTCAATAGTAGACATGTGATGACCAAAATAGAAACTAAAAGTAGCACCCAAGCTTTTTGAGCCGTATTTAAATCCCTCGTTATCTAAGCAACCATGCGACTCACATATGTCATCAATTATGATTGCATTCGGGAATACTTTTTGTAGTATATGATTTTGTGCAGAAAATCCCAAAAGATGAGTGACAAATATCATCTTTATGTCTTTATGCTTCTTTCCTATTTTTTCGACTTCGGAAATGTCAAAGCTGTAATTTTTTAGATTGATGTCGCAAAAAATTGGTTGAAGACCACATTGAAAAATGGGAGAAATATTTGTCACCCAAGTGCAAGCAGGAACCAGTACTTTATCCCCATCTTTTAGTTTGAATAGTTCTTTTATTGAAGAAACAAGTAATGTATTTGCAGTACTACCACTAGTGACGAACAATGAATGTTTAGCGCCCAACCATTTGCTCCATTCACTTTCAAACTTTTTTACCTTTTCGCCCATGGTAAATCGTTTTGTAGTCATCACAAAACTAGAAATCTTTACTCTATCTAGAAATGTTATAGTTTCACCCATTAATGGCCAATTCATCTCAATCTCTCTTTATTCTGTTCAAACCATTTTATAGTTTTTGTCAATCCTTCATCAAAGGATACTTTTGGTCTCCATCCCATATTGAATAATCTACTACTATCTAGCTTTCTTCTAGGAGTGCCATTGGGTTTCGATTTATTCCAAAAAATATCACCCTCGTATTGAATTTTTTCCTTGATTATTTCCGATAGTGTTTTTATAGTGATCTCAACATCACTGCCTACATTTATATGTTCAGAAGAATGATAATTGTTCATCAAGAACAAACAAGCATCTGCCAAATCATCAACATATAAAAATTCTCTAGTTGGCGTTCCGTCACCCCAAGCTTCAACAAGTTGTTGATTTGTCAATTTTGCATTATAGAACTTGTTTATAAGACCTGGAATTACATGACATTTATCGGGATCAAAATGATCATTCGGACCATACAAATTCGCAGGCATCAAACTAATAGTAGGCATTCCATATTGTTTGGTATAATATTTCGCCATAGTTAAACCAACAATTTTGGCCAATGCATATGCATCGTTAGTTGGTTCCAACTTATCCATTAGCAAGTAATCTTCTTTTATTGGTTGAGGAGTAACTTTTGGATAAATGCAAGCAGATCCCAGAAATAAAAGTTTTTTGCATTTGTTTTCGTGTGCTGCATTTATTACATTCGACTGAATCATCAAATTTTCGTAGATAAACTCTGCTGGAACAGTAGCATTGTAGTTTATTCCGCCGACTTTAGCTGCAGCCAAAAATACATATTCTGGTTTATGCCATTTGAAGAAATAATTGGTTTGCTCTTGAGAACACAAATCTAATTCACTATGAGATATTCCTATAATGTTCTTATAGTCTTGTTCTTCCAACTTTCTCACTATTGCAGAACCGACAAGCCCCCTATGTCCAGCAACATATATCACACTATTCTTATCCATTCAAACACATCTCCTCAATCAATTTTTGGAATGTATATTCCGGTTTCCATCCCAACTGTGTTCTTGCTTTTGTAGCATCTCCTAGCAAAGTTTCAACTTCAGCGGGTCTAAAATATTTCGAATCTATTTCAACAACAATTCTATTTGTATTAGTATCTATACCAACTTCGTTTAATCCTTCTCCGGACCATTGAATGTTCATGTTAAAATAAGGAGCACAGTTTTCAATAAATGTTCTAACGGAATACTGTGCGCCCGTAGCAATTACAAAATCATCAGAAACATGATGTTGTAGTATTAACCACATTGCCCTACAATAATCTTTAGCATGACCCCAGTCTCTAAGAGCATTCAAATTTCCTAATTTCAAAACTTTTTGTTTGCCTTGCGAAATCTTTCTTAGACCATCAACAATTTTTTTAGTCACAAAATTGTGTCCTCTTCTAGGACTTTCATGATTGAACAAAATCCCAGAACTAGCAAACATGCCGTAGGATTCTCTATAGTTTTTTGTTATCCAAAAAGCATATAACTTAGCAACGCCATAAGGAGATCTGGGATGAAATGGCGTTAATTCATTTTGCGGTATTTGTTGAACTAAACCATATAGTTCTGAAGTTGACGCTTGATAAATCTTGACATCTTTTTCCATACTCAAAGCACGGACAGACTCAAGCAATTTCAAAGTTCCTAAACCATCAACCATCGCAGTATATTCTGGTGTTTCAAACGAAACCTTCACATGACTTTGTGCTGCTAGATTGTAGATTTCTTGCGGCTGTACTTTCTTGAGAACATTGGTCAAAGAAAGAGAATCAGTAATATCACCATAATGCAATTTTAATTTTGCATTTTCATACAAATGATCAATTCTATTTGTGTTTATAGATGAACTTCTGCGAATTATACCATGAACTTCGTAATCTTTGTCCAGAAGAAGTTCTGTTAGATATGATCCGTCTTGACCTGTAATTCCTGTTATCAATGCCCTTTTCATGATAAAAAATTCTCACTTGTTAACTATATTTGTTTTCTATGACCAATTTCCATTCAGGCACTCTATCATATTGATGAACAATTGTAAATTCTTTTTCCTTGCTCGTCAAAACTTTTTGATCTTTCATTATCGGCGTATCTTCAACAAGATATGGTCTAAATTGATTTATCTTAGATGGATCTGCGGTAGTTCCAAGTTGTGCGGCCCAACTATCTTCCGATCTAACAAATTTTGTCGCCGATCTATATGGTTCATTCCACAATAAGAAATTGTAGACGGCTTGATCAACAATAGGAATTGGTCTATTGATACTCATTTGAAAAATCATTAAGCACAAATCGCGAACGATTTCGTGCGTTCCTGCAATTGTGCCCACATTGAATATTTCGTTGTCTTTATACAACTGATGAAACCAGGGACCAAAAGCTTGCATCAAATTATCATTACCCCAAGCTTCATCCTTGTATTTCATGCTTTCGGAAGCAGCTATAAGCTTCTTATCTTCGATATTTTGCTCAAGCCATAAACTCGGATTCTTTTGAAATACTACATCTTTTACATCTGTAGTTATTACGTATCTTGGCTGTTCCTCCGCAGAAATCGAACGTAGAAAATTCCAAATATGAAAAAATCTCTGAACATGTATTGGAATATTAGGAATCATGTTTGTCGATATTACAACAAAATCATTCTCTACTAGCTTCTTCACAAGATCTGGTTGAACATCAACAGCAATCATCACCTTAGTGCCGTCGAAACCACATTTGTTTATAGAGTTTACCCAGTATTTTATTTTGTCCCAGTTGTAACCAGAAAAACCACCAACAATCATATCTTTTTTCATAATCATTTTCTCCAAGGATAATTACCATTATATTTTTGTTCATTCATTTTATTACCATGAATGAAAAAATCTGGTGATGCAGAAGTTGGATTTCCGTCCAATCTATAATTCAAAGTATATGCACCACTAGTATCAAATGGAGCAACATCTTTTATTGCATTGAAAAAACGTCTATCTCCAGCGTAGCCAGAATGCCACACGGAAGCGACGCGGATAAGAAATTCGCGACGAAATGCATATGCACTTGTATCAACATGATAGTGCATACCATTCCACACAGGATATTTTCCTAGATTTTCGCAATCATCATGACAAAGAAAATTATCATTCTTGTCGTAGATATTCCGTAAACTAAATGCCCAAGCAAGATTGCCATCTTGTATTGTTTTTACAAGCTTTTCCACATGATCTGGTTCAAACCAATTGTCCTGATCTAAAAACAAAACAATGTCTTCATTGACTAAATGCGAAAATCCTGCGTAAATTCTATGACCATAGAAACCATCAGCGCCTGTATTATGTTTCAAATATACGACATCCTTTGGTGGCATATAAGGATCGCTATTTACAAATAGATCATCAAATCTTGGTTTGAATTTGTTTCCGTCTACAACAAGAAGATAGCTAGTGTCTTTATATGTTTGATTTTCTACACTCTTGATCGCCTGTAGAACTTTTCTATCGCCTGTAGTTGGAATGATAACTACAGCTTTCATCAGAAAGCACTCATGGGAAATGGAGCAATCACACCCCAATGATTGTCCATGCGAATTGGATACTTTCCATATAGTCTTGGCTGATGTAGCTTACCATCACGATATAGTTCAAGCAATACTTTCTGACATGCATCAAAATCTAGATCGGCCCATGATCTATAATCTGATTTTGGCAAAGAATGATATCCGCGAGCAACTTCCGAAATGTGTTGCTCATTCTCAATCATTGTGCGACCAATGATGATTTCAATTGCGTAAATATTTACACGCTTCTTTACAATATCGCGCACACAGCGAGAGACTGAATAGCCAATATATCTCATAATATAATCTCCGAATTATCAAGCAATTATATCAAATTACTTTCGATATATCAAATCTTTTTTGACAATGCTATTTAGTCTGCTTGTAATATGATCTACTGCAACTTCAGGATCACATGTTCCGCACATGAATACATCAATTGCTGCGTAGTTTTTCTCTGGCCATGTGTGAATGCTAATATGGCTCTCTGCAAGAACGATTACACCAGTAAGACCATATCCTTCACCAAAATGATGGAAATGATCACTTAGTACTGTCGCACCAGACTTCTTGGCTCCATCAATTAGGATCTCTTTCCAAAAATCAATTGAGCCAAGAAGTTCCGCAGATACATCATGCAAATCAGCAATAACATGCCGACCCATGTATGATACGGTCATCTCTCACGCCTGACGTTCAATGTAGTTGACTGTGATCTGACGCGGATTGAAGAACTGAATGATCTGATCTCTTACCACATCACGATCATATGGCTTACAAGAAAACACATCAATATATGCGTCTCCAGTATCATTGCAGAAATGAGCACAGATATTACTTGTTTCGATAAGTTGAACAAGTGTAAATCCTGCTTTATTTCCCTCACCGAAGTGAACAATCTGAGGTTCTCCAAAGGCTTTCATATCAATAGCATTCACAAGACTCTTTGCAAAATTGGCTACATTATCATAACTCTTGATTAATTCAATATCGCAGGCGCGACAATCAAGCATTGCGTGATAACCCCAGTATTGTTCCATCAAAGTATCCTTTCTTAGAAAGAAGTCACCGTGAGTACGATACCCACGGTGACTGGTTAGTTGTTGAAGTTAAGTGAGATTATTTAGTTGAGAAATTACTTTGCAGAAAGAACTTTCTGCGATTCCGTCAAAGGAATCTTACGAGGTTTCTTGTTTTCCGGAATTACATTTTCAAGTTCAATCACAAGCATTCCGTCAACAAGATCAGCAGACTTTACTACTACCGTATCTGCAAGAGTAAATACACGGGTAAAATTACGAAGAGCAATGCCACGATGGTAATAAGTTTTGCCGTTGTCGTCATCTTTCTTTGCGTTTCCCTGAACTGTCAATTTGTTATCTTCCAAGGTAATGTCAATTTCTTCTCTCTTGAAACCAGCAACTGCTAGTTCAATTACATATCTATCATCGCTAATCTTTGCGATATTGTACGGCGGAAATGACGTTAGAACCTTGTCAGGAATATTTAGTGCTTCGTCAAGTGTCGTTAGAAGTCTATCAAATCCAACAGTTGATGGAAGCAGATTACGTCCGTATGCGAATGTCATGTTTAACTCCTTTTAAGCAAGTTGAAAACATACTAGCCCAAAATGGCTCTAGTATATTTACTATATAGTATTTTCCGAAGATTTATCAAGGGCTTTTGTTCCCGTAGAACCAAATCCACCCTTACGATTTGTGTTATCTCGCGTAGGTCTTTCGCCAATCTGTTCAAAAGATACTCTATTGTTCTTCACAAGTTCGCCTTGACAGATTCTATTGAGATTTCCCACAGTGACATTTCTTGTAGAAAGATTGGTCAACATGACAAAAGTTTCTTCCATATAATCTGAATCAATTACACCCTGTGCATTTGCAAGTGTCAATCCATCTTTCAAAGAAAGTCCGGAACGAGGATGAATGCGAATAGAATAGTCTTTAGGAATATCAAAGATAAGTCCAGTTGGGGCAAGAACTCTATCTTTTGGACACAATAGAATTCCGCCGTCCGATGTTAGCAATCTGGTGAATTCTTTGCCAGATTCGTCATATCCCTTAAATGCCATCTTTCCATATGTACATAGAAAAATGTCAAAGCAAGCTGCGTCAGTGGTTGAATATACTGGTGCTTGTGCTTCAGGATGTAGCTTGTAATATTTCAGTTTTAGTGCCATAACGAAATCCCCATGATTTATTGAGTTTCAATTTTCTTTTTACCAATATTATATTTTGCTACTAGTTGCCATTCATCTTTGTCTTTGAATGCCAATATCTTGATTTGATTTAAAGGTGAGACTGGTTCGCTTGTTTTTTCTGGTTTTGCTAGTGTTACAAGACCCCATTCAGCTAATAAATTGGCTATGGAATTTCTTCTTGCAATATCGCTTTCGGAGAAATTGGTTGGTTTTCCATCAAGTGCAAATAATTCTTTAAAATGTGCGATATAGTACTTCCCCTGCTTGTGAAGAATATGACAAGACTGATAGAGTGTCTGATCTTTCTTTGAAGCTACGCCAATTCTAGTTAGTGTTTCTTTGACTTTTAGGAAGTCATCACGCTCTTTTAGCGTCACCTCCACCATGTCTTCTACGCTCCACATTACCCACTCCACCTTTTTTTGTTATAGTTATTATATGATCAACCTGATCAGAGGAGAGGATTCGCATTGCTTCTAATGCCTTTGCGCTTGAACACTGGTAGTACTCTTTGACAGCATCCAGAATATCATTCTTCTCTTTCTTGACCCACGGCTGAAACTTGCGTTTCATAGATCTAATACTATTTAGATAATATTGGAATTGTAGCTTTTGATCTAAGCCGTGTCTCAAATTCATTTCATTGGCGTGGAGTATAGAATCCACATGATATGATAGCGCGCGATTGACCACAAATGCGTTATACGTTTTGTCAAAGTCTTGATCATTTGAAAGATCCTTCTTTGTCTTTTGAATTGCAGGCAATATTTCTTTGAACAAATCCATATCAATAACCTGTAACTGTGTACTTTTTCAATGTCTCAATCTCTTCGTTAGAAAGCTTTTGTATTGGCTTTAGCGCATCTTGTTCAATATCAACTAGAATCATGACTCTACCATCTCTGGTGCTTCTCTTTCTAGTTCTAAAAGATTCAGGATCTGCTTGAAATATATAGCCATCCCACTTGAAATTGAGGCGATTTGCTGGAACAGAAATGAAGTAAAGAACATCCACATTTCTGCACTTCTTTAGCTGGTTTGGTTTGAACGTAAACGCCCTCTCAGTAACAAAAGGAACCTGAGTTTTTACTTCAATAGTCTTGCCATCGCAAATCATGTCCTTTTCGCGGTCATAAGGATCAATTGATTCTTCGACAATCTTTCCTTCACGGCTTAACATGTTTATGATGATCTTTTCCCCAATTCTTCCGAGAAAATCAATATCCCTTTCGCGATCCTTCATTTGAACGAACACTCCATCATAATCGTGGTCAAACACGCAACCATATTGATTTCCTGATCCGCAACAAACGCGGACTTATATTGATAGTCAGCAAGAATTACGACAGCTTGAGGAATAGATTGCGATTGTAGAATATCATATAATGAATCATAAATCAAACGAAAAACTTTCGTTTGATCAGTATCACTATTTAAACCAACCCACTTACGCATGGATGTGAAATCTTTTTGCTTTAGATGTTCAACCAGATCCTTGAGATTGACATCGGCAACCTGTGCCAATACACCCGCGTCAATTTCGCCCTTTATAGAATATCTCTGCAACTCATTTAGCACTCTTCTATAATCAGGAAAATGCTTTTGTATGATTTGCACAATAACGCCATTCTCATACTTTACCTTTTCGCTATCGAGGATATGCTGAATTCTCTTTAGAAATCCAGCAGCCATCTTCACCTTGGTTCCATTCTTGATCTTGAATTCAATAACGGAGCAGCGTGAGTGGATCGCATCAATCAATCGCGCCTTGTAATTACAAGTAAAGATGAAAGAACAATTTGCCGAAAACTCTTCGATTGCTGCTCTCATTGCTGCCTGTGCTTCTGGCGTCAAGTAATCTGCTTCGTCAATGATTACGACTTTTCTACCACCAGAAAAACTCATTGACGAAGCATAAGACTTGATCTTGGTGCGAAGAACGTCAATACCACGTTCATCTGAACCATTGATTACCATGAAATCACAACCAACTTCATTGCACATAGCCTTGGCAATTGTGGTCTTTCCTACGCCAGGACCACCAGTCAGAAGAAGATTGGGTATGTTCTTTTGATTTACATATTCTTGGAATACACTCTTAATGTTTTCCGGAAGAATGCAATCAGAAACCTTCTGCGGACGATACTTCTCTGTCCACAAAAATTGATCATTATCACGGTTCATAATAAAACGTTCCTTTCACTTTGCAATACTAATTAGAATCACAATTAACCAAAATAAAGACCAAAATATAATATACGAAGATTTACCTTTTGTAAATTGTTTATTGATTTGTTTTTCTAACTTTTTGTTTTGCATTCTTATATTTTTTGCTTGATCCAAGCAATCGTAACATATCCAAATCTTTCTATTTTTGTAATATGTTCTCTTGGAACTTCTTTGTGTCTTGAAAAAATGTTTTAGATTAGTTAGATGTCTTGGACGAGATTCTCCTGTTGAACTACCAGACTCTTCTATCAAGATTTCACGAATAGCCTGAGTTCTCGAAACTATTGTATGACAAAATTCGCAAGTGCATGTTGAATATCTTTTTCCAGACATCTAACACTTCCTTTTTATTTTATCATACCATTCATTGCAAACATAGCTAAAAGTGAAGGAACAATAACAATCCAAAAAAAGATAACGTATGGTTGTCTCTGTTCCTTCCTTCTAAGTCTACGTTGCTCTTTCAATCTTTCTTCTTCAAGTCTAATTCTCTCTTGCTCTTGTCTAAACATTTCTAGCTTGTTATAACACTCTGCACAATACCAAACTGTGCGGTGTCTATAGTGTGTTCTACTGGAACTATAAATTCTACTTGAAGTTCGATAGTTTCCCTTACCCCAAGAATATGAACTGCCGGACCCACTACCAGAACCTTCCCATCCGCCAGTTTCTTCTGTAACTTCCTCGCAGAAAGCTTCATTCTTAGGAACTCTAACGTAACAGAGTTCACAAGCACATGTAGCATATTTTCGGCGAGCCATTAAACATTACTTCTTGGTTGTAATAGTCTCGTATGCACTTTCAAAATCGCGATTCTCTTGAGTATCCATCTCAAAAGATCTGTGATAGTGCGTCTTTGCAAGACGACGTAGAAGTCTCTTCGGAAATCCAATCTCTTCATGAAGCTTGTTGATTGTTTCCTTGACTAGGTCGCGTTCTGCAGAGACGCGAGTCATGCTATCATTGATAGTTTCGATTGCATTCACGACCTGCTTAATATCTTCTGGAGTTAAAGAAGGAACTCCGCTATTATTACCTATTGTTGACATGTATTCACTCCTTTGTCTTTTCAGTTGCAATCCAATACTTGATTGGAATATTCTTGCCAGTAAATGTAATGATACCCTTTGTTGCATCAACCGTATAATCGGTCGAAATCAACTTGATGTTTTCAGTACGAAGAACAAACTTGAAACTCTCGCCGTTTCCGTCTGCAATCTGCAGCTTCTGCGTATGAGAAGAATCATTTGCGGCATCGAATGTAGTAATGTTGATCTTTTCACCATCACTTTCAATGCTCATGTTTGGCTGCTGAAGAATGGCAACGCAGCGCGTGATCCACGATAGATCTTTTTCGTTTAGATCAAAAGATGCAGCCGCCTTAGGAACAGTCAGCTTCTTGTCTGGCGGACATACGATCATCGATGCATCAGTATAACGATACGTGATGGTTGCACGACCATTATGACCAGATAGCGTCAAATGCTTGTCATAGAACGTTAGTTCTGGATCTTCCTTACTAAGGGAAAGTACACTTAGAAAATTTGGAAGATCATAGATGCCAAAGTCATTAGGAAATGTTTCCTTGACCGTAGCTTCTACTAGAATGTTTTTCTGAGGCGAAATAGTGGAAATTGTTTCGCCAGTCTTAAAGAAGATTCCCTGATTGATTTGAGAAAAATTCTTTAGTATGTTGATAGTTTCCTGAGAAATTTTCATAATAAACTCCTTCAATATATGAAGACATGATATCACATTAGTTTGTTGGAGTCAAGCACTCCAACATCAATTTTATTTCTTCTTCTAGATCATCCTTTGTACCGTTATTGTTGATAACATAATCAACTTTATACCCCATCCAAGCCCACTCTGAATCATGAACATTTGGTTTTATTCCAGAATCTCCATTATTATACATAGTCGCTTGAATATACCAATCTGGTAGTTCACCTCTTTGTATCTCTACAATCTTACCTCCAATTTTGTGAATGGAGTCAATCTCATTTGGAAATCTAACATCCGTGATAACATAGTCACGATTTAGTTTTATTCTTTTCTCCAAACAAGCAACCCAAAAATCTGTATGGATGCAATCGCGCATACATTCAGTTCCTATGGTTTGTAGAATATATCTTGGTGTTATATCTTTGCCAAGTCTTTCAGACCACCAAGGGTCTTTCTTTTCGCGAAACTCCCTAGACTCTTTTGTATCACCTTCCAATAAATTACGAGACCAGCCAAATAGATTTGCGGTGATATCTTTAAGAGGTGCAGCAAAGGATTCGGTAAAGAATCCTCGCTGCGCCAATATTTCACCCGCAGTACCTTTGCCCGAGCCAATAGCACCAACGAATCCTATGATCATATACGTCCTGTATACTGTGCAATTTTAGGCAGATCGCCAGTGAATGCATAAGTTCCGACATGCTGAGTCTTCATCCAAGGACATAGCCAAACTTTGATGCCAATCTTTCGACACATCTGACAGAAGAAATAATCTTCGGACAAATATCTCTCCGATGTACCTGGAGCATTCGGCCCACGATCAATGATCGTATCGAAATATGCATGAATATAGCGAGATCCGTCAAAATGTTTTTGACCAACATGATCTGGCTTATATCGATATTCTGGATATGCGTTTTCAAATTGCTTGAAAACTTCACGCTTGATCATCATGAAACCAGTACCGATTTCCATGACCTCAAGGGGTTCGGTGATAGAAAACTGCTTTGTTCCGGCTACTGGATTGAATACAAATTCGCCAACCAGCCCTTCTAGTTCGCCAGGAGGTATGTCATTCTTGTTTTTTACGGCTTGTGCGACATTTCCCCAATTAATAGACTTCTTTGGATATGGTCCGCCAATGATGTCTCTATCTAGAGCGAGAAGAGTCACAACATCTTGCGGATTGAAATGAATGTCAGAATCCAAAAATAGAAGATGCGTAAATTCTTGATTACGTAGAAACTCATCAGTAAGATAATTTCTTGCGCGAGTAATCAATGACTCATTGAATAGAAACGAAAACTTGGCTTCAACGCCATATTGATTTAGAATAGCTTGTAGATCCAAGCAGGACTTCATGTAAAGTCCATTTGCCATTCCACCATACATTGGTGTGGCAATAAACAATTTTCTTTTTCTTAGTTCTTCAACTGATATAGAAATTTCCATGTTATACTCCAATCAAAAAATAATTACCGAACCATACTCCTATTTAGTTTTGAAAAAAAGAAGGGGAAGATCTCTCTTCCCCTTCGCACACACTTATTGTGCAAAAACTCAAACTGACTTACGACCAGAGTTCTTGCGAGAAGCTGCCTTCATACCCTTCGTAGGAGCGCCAAGGCGATAAACGCGAACCTTGGTACCATCGGCACGACGCTTGACATTGGTGTAAATGTCATGACCATCCTTACGAAGCTCAGCGATACGAGCAGTGATGTTCTTTACACCAAAGCGATTGCGACCCTGTGCAACCGAGAAAGAATTGTATGACGAATTGCTCTTCAGCGCATTCAGCATACGGGTCTTAGCAGATACAGTAGCCATATATTTTACTCCATAACAAACGGTTGCATTTCAAAAAACGAAGCGACGAGCAACCAAGACGCCGCTTCATTATCCAGTATTATATCAATACCGAATCTCTTTGTCAAGCATTAAATCACAATCTCGTTAGCCTGCTTGATCTTCTCTTCAAGAGACGAATTCGTGCTTACAGTAGACGTTGCAGCATTCGCAACAATTGACGGATTAGCCTCTAAATCAATCTTCGTATACAGATCCATGAATGAAGTCTTGGTGTCAACATCAAAACGATTCAGACACAGACGAATTGCCTTCATGCGATCACGATTGAAGATCTTATATGCATCGCAGATATGAACTAGACGACGAGTGGAAACAATCTCGGTGGTGCCACCATCGTAATAAGTGCGACGAATTGCATCTGCCCACTTGATAAGCAGTTCGACAAACGTCTTGTCATCTTCAGTACGATCCAGAAGATTGAGCAGAATCCTCTTCTCGGTTATAGCAGGGGGATACTCCTGCTCCATGGTGATTGAAAAACGTTCCAGAAACGCCTCGTTCATGACGTTAGTGCCGATGAAACGACCATCGTCAGAACCACGACCCTTGGTATTTGCCGTAGCGATTACAGTAAAACCGCGAGCAGGCTGAACCAGCTTGTTGATCTTCTTAATGAAGACCGACTTGCCTTCTAGCACGGGCTGAAGACACATAAGCTTGATGGTACCAAGATCAACCTCGTCCAGAAGAAGAACAGCACCACGCTCCATCGCCATCACAACGGGACCGTTATGCCACACAGTCTGACCATCGACAAGACGGAAACCACCAATTAGATCATCCTCGTCAGTCTCAGCCGTGACGTTCACGCGAACCATCTCGCGACGGGCCTTGGCACAAGCTTGCTCGACCATCATTGTCTTACCATTACCAGAAAGACCAGTGATGTAGATGGGGTAGAACATCTTGGATGAAATGATAGACTCTACATCCGTAAAATTACCAAAAGGTACATAGTTCTTGTTCGAACTCGGAATCAAAGATTCCGAGATATTTGTACCAATAGTCTGTAGATTCATTGTATGTGCCATAGCAGGAGAAGACTCCTTAGTTGGTGTAGAAGGAATAGAAGAAACTTCCACAGCTCCAATATTAGGAAGCTTGTAGACACCTCGCGAATGACGATACTGATCATCAATCGCAATCCAACGCGGCCACTTGAAATTATG